AATCAAGGATCATGAGAAACGTCTCTGAGATAAAGTGGACTGGTAAAGTACATGAGAGGTTGATAGGAACATCTACGTATGCTCACTTACCAGCAGAAGATCATTGGTGTTTGTTGCATCCGAAAACCATAGAAAGACAAGAGAAACAAAATAAATTATACGAGACGATATAGAAATGAAATACGTTTTTCTATTAATTTTTTTATTTTTAGTATTAATAGGGTTGTCATGTTATTTTTTAATTGTAGGAGGAGATAAAGAAGGTTATTAAAATTATCTTATGATAGAAACTTTAAAATATAAAGAAAAAGAATATCCAAAATTCCAATCAGAAGGATATGCAGCACAATTTGCAATACCATACGCTAAACATGTATGTAAGGGACAGGGAGTAGATATAGGTTGTAATAGATTAGAATGGAAGTTCCCTGGAGCTATTCCTATAGATCCTGAAATTGATATCAAATATGATGCATTAAATTTTCCTCATAAAGATTTAGATTATGTATTTTCATCTCATTGTTTAGAACATTTACAAAATTGGGTTGATGTACTAGACTATTGGACTTCTAAATTAAAAATAGGGGGTACTTTATTTTTATATCTTCCAGATTATTCTCAAGAATATTGGAGACCATGGAATAATAGAAAACACTTAAACATCTTTACTGCTGAGATTATAGTAGATTATATGAAAGATAGAAAATATAGTAATATATTTTATTCTGGAGTTGACTTGAATAATGCGTTTATGGCAATGGGACAAAAAAATTAATTGAAAAAATTATAAAATGGATAAGAGAAATTTAAAATTAATAGATGGAAGTATTATTACTATAGAATTAAATTCTTTAGAATTAGAAAATCACTTTAATGATACCAGAAATTGCACTAAAGAGATATTAACTCAATTTAATGATCAAGATTATTATAATAAATTTATAGATAAGAATGATAAGATTATATTAGATTTAGGTGCAAATATCGGTCTATTCGCTTTACATATTAGTCCATGGGCAAAAAAAATATACTGTGTTGAACCTACTCCTAATCATTTTAATCTATTGACTAAATTGACGGAATCATATTCGAATATAAATAGGATTCAAGGTGCAATATCTAATAAAACAGGAACAGATATTTTTTATAGCTTTTTTTCAAATACTACAATGAATTCTCTTATTAACAGAGGAGAAAATAGTTTTGAAGTTAATAGCTATTCGATAAAAGATCTTATACAATCTTTAAAATTAAAAAAGGTCGATTTTATAAAAATGGATATTGAAGGATCAGAGACAATAGCTTTAAATGAAGACGTAATCTCTTTTATGAGTAACATAGTTTCTAAGATCTTAATTGAATTTCACGAAGTTGGTGGAGTTGGTTATACAGAACAAAGAGCGATATTTGAACAAATCTTTATTAAGTACGGATATGAAATAAAACACTTCGGACCAGATGGATTATTTTGTTTAAAATTATAAAAAAATAAAAATGAAAACAGCTTTTTATATCATTATAGGCGATAGTCATTATCATGGATGCAGAACTGATGAATTTATAAAATCTTTTAAAAATTTTCATCCAGATATAGATTTAATTATATTTGGACAAAAAGATATAGATAATACTTTTTCTGAAGATTCTAGATTGAATTTTTATAATTCAAAAGCAACCTTTGCAAAAAAATTATATAATGATTATGATCTAGTTGTTAATATAGATGCCGATCATTTAATATTAGGGGAATTATCTGAAATATTAATAGGAGACTATGATATATCAGCTCCTGCAAATTATAATTCACATCTAAATTCTGGAATTGGAATAAATAGTTTTGCTAGTTCTTGCGGAGTTTTTAAAAGTAGTGAATTAATTCAATTTAACAAATATATACAAGGTGGCTTAATAGCGAGTACATCTAAAGATTTTTGGGATAAGTATGAGTATATGTCATTAAATTATTCAGATCTTTTTGGAAATAAAGAAAACGATATATTGAATATAATATGTCACATGCTTCCTTATAAATTTAAAGTATTAGAGGGAGCTTTTGAGTATACAGATCCAAATTTTTCTTGTTATTATGGATGTTCTGCTTTAGGAAGAGAAAATCAAATAGTTGTGTCAAATGGAAGATTAGAATTAGATGGAAAACCTATAAAAGCTTATCACTTTGCCGGAGGAGGAAATAATAAAGCGCACCCTAGTAGTTTATTTTCTTCTGAAGTTGTAAATTTCATATATAGTAATATAGTTAAATAATGAAGGTAGCATTTTGCACTCATGTCTCTGATAATTGGTATTATAGTATAGGAGCCGATAAATTACGTAAGTCTATAAAACATTTCCATCCAGAAATAGATTTTTATTGTTTTGGAGACAAAGAAATTTCTGATCTATTTTCCATACATCCTAATATAAACTGGAATACTCTAAACCCAATAGTATCATATCAACTTATAGATGATTACGATATTGTAGTTCATTTTGATGCAGACTCTATGATTGTCGGAAAGCTTGATGAATTATTAGATGAAAGCAATCTTCAGTTTGATATTATAGGAGTTAGAAATAACAATGATTATAACAAAGCAGGAAAAGATCACTACATTACTCAACAAAATATAGATCCACAAAATTATCTAAATGCTGGATTAGTTGCTATTACCAATAAAACCCTATTGGAAGAATGGATTCATAGAAATATATCTTATGGAAATAATCTACCATTCCAAGAACAGTCAGTTTTAAATGAATTACAGCTAAGTTATAAAACAAAAATTTTAGATCCAAAAGAATCAGGTGTATATTACGGTATTTCAAATCTATTTGGGAATAATACTCATTGGGATAGTTGGAAACAAATTAGTATTATTGGAGATGATTTAGTTTTAAATAATAAAAAAATTAAAATATTACATCACGCTGGTGGACATGGGGCAAAAAAGCTAGACTTTGATCTTTTTAATGATACAGTAAAAGATAGACTAAATAAAATCTATGAAAGTAGTAATTAATCAACCTTTTGGAATAGGAGACATACTATTCATAAGTCCTATAGTAAAACTAATAGATGCAGAACATACTGTGTGGCCAGTAGTAGATCATTATTATTGGATAAAAGATTATATAGAGATTGATAATTTAACTTTTATTGAACAATCTAAGTTCGACAAAAATTTATATTTAGACTATATTGAAGTCCCGTTCCAACATGCTCATTCAATATTTCCAGAATCTCAAGATTGTATGGAAGCGAAATATAAATTATTTAATGTTGATTTAAGTATGTGGAGATCTTTATCTTTTAAAAGAAATCACAAAAAAGAATCAGAACTTAAAAAATTATTAAATATTGATTCAAATGATAAGTTTATATTCATTAATAATAATTTTGCATCTAAAGAATATAGTTATAAAGTTGATATAAAAATTGATTCGAATCTAAAAATAATTTATCAAGAGTATATTGATGGATATACTTTGCTTGATTGGTGTGGAATATTAGAACAAGCTACTGAGATTTACACAGTTTCTACAGCTTTATTTTTTATTATAGAATCTTTAAATCTCTCTAAAAATCTTCATTTATATCCAAGAAAACCTTTAGATAAAGATTTAAGTCCGATAAAATCATTAATAGCTAGTAAATGGATTTGTCATGAATAAAATAAAAGTATTTCTTCGTCATTGGAATGGTGCTAATAAACGGAAATTAGATGTTAGACCATCTTGGTTTTCTTATGAAAAATGCTATAGATCTATTAAGAAAGCAGATATAGACTTAACTATTTTACTAGATGGAACAAAAGAAGATCATCATTTTAAATTTGATTATGAAGACAAGATAGTAGAATTTATTGGGGGCAATGATGCTTCTAGTTTACTATATGCTCTTAATTATATAGAATCTTGTAATTTAGAAGATGAAGATATAGTTTACATAATAGAAGATGATTATTTACATAAAGATGGTTGGGATCGAGTACTATTGGAATCTTTTAATTCCTTTAATGTAGACTATGTAACTCTGTATGATCACCCAGATAAATACTTTTTACCTATGTATGATAATCTCCAATCAAAAATACTTCATACTCAATCATGTCATTGGAGAACAACTCCCTCTACTTGTAATACATATGCAGCTCGATGGAAGACTTTTAAAAAACATTGGTTAGATTTTCATATAAAATACTGCTTACCAGAATATACTCATGATGGATATGATCACACTAAGTTTTTAGAATTATGGAATCATGGATCCAATCTTATTTCCTGTATCTCAGGATATTCAACTCATTGTGAAAATCAATTCCTATCTCCTACAATAGATTGGTCAAAAATATGAATAAAAGTAAAAAGATCTCAGTAATAATACCAACGTATAAAGAGCCAGAATATCTTGATCTTTGCATCAAATCAGCTATTTCTGGACAGTTTAATCACAACCAGATAATAGTTATCGTAGACGGGTTTTATGACCTAAATAAGTCAGTATTAGATAAGTACAAAGACGAAATAGATACAGTCGTTTTAGAAGAGAATCATGGGCTTTGCAGAGCCACGAATATTGGGGTCTATAACGCAAAACATGATCTGATCTTGGTAGTGAATGATGACAACGTGTTTCCTATGAACTGGGACGTAGATCTGCTGAGTGCATTCAGACCCGGATCCGTGTTGTCCCCAAACCAGATAGAACAGAGCCCCAGCATATTCAACCAGTTTCACATAAAGGACTTAGGAAAAACAATAGACGATTTCGATCTTCACACATTTACTCAGTATTCCACATCGATAAAAAAAGATGAAGTCGAAGAACACTGTGGATCGACTCTCCCTTTCATGATGGAGAAGAGAGACTTTTTGAGACTGGGTGGTTGGGACGAGAACTATCCCACAAATGGTGTTGTCGCTGACTGGGACTTCTTTCTCAAGTGCAACATATCGGAACTCATGATGACTAGAACCTACAACTGTCATTTCTACCACTTTGCGCAGATAGCAACAGGTACCCAAAGAAGAGAGCAAGAGATACAAGGACACGAGTACTCTAGATACAAGTGGGGATCTTACATCAAACATGATCCAGAAAGTAACCTCAAATACATAGACTGAGAACTTCTATTTTAAAATCTCGTCCTAATTCGGTATATTCTTTAAAAGGCATTTCATGGAACCTAAACGTACTCAAAAGAAACATCAGGAAATACTAAGTAGGATAATCACGCTAGGAGAGATAGACGATGATAACGTGAACGAGGTCATATGCCTTATACACGAGATCAACAAAGAAGACGCCAAGAAATCGATCGAAAGCAGAGAGCCGATACAGCTGATACTCAACTCACCAGGAGGACACGTCTATTACGGTTTCGGTCTGGTGGACTGCATAGAGTCCTCACAGACTCCAGTTCATGTTATAGTTCAAGGTCACGCGATGTCAATGGCTCTTCCGATACTCTGCGTTGGACATACGAGAAAGATGAGCGGAAGGTCGACTTTGATGTACCACGAAATATCTTGGGAGACAGCTCAGGAAAAGCTAAGGTATCATAAGCAGGAGGCTAAAGAAGGAGAAAGACTTCAGGAGATGTATGATGAGATCATCTTGTCTCGTACAACTGCTACTAAGAAAAAGCTAAAGGAAGTCAAAGACAAGAACCAAGAGTGGTACATAACCCCAGATGAAGCATTAGAGCTAGGATTTATAGATGAGATCATCTAACCAGACAGTATATTTATATACAAGAAACAGACATAAAGATGGCAATGATACCAAAACCAAGAACTAGCGTAACAATAGATGGTCAGAAACTAGGACTTCAGTTCGATCTAAATACTAACGAAACAAAAATAGGGATCAAGATGCAGTTTGTATTAGATTCTGAAGAAGTAGATCCTAAGATAAAACAAGAGCTAACTCAAAAGATATCCACAGCTTTACAGAAAAGATTCGGTGATGCTGGTGTGATGGTGGACTTCGATGACAGGAATCCATTTGAGAATGTCATAGGATTTTTAGTTCCTTTAAACTCAGTAGCTAATATATTAATTAAGATTCTTAAAGGAGAACACCATTGATTTATTTATATGTAAATAAACCCAGAAAATGTTATGGCAGTAAAGAAAGAAGTTCCAATAAGAGCTATATTTGACCAAGTCCATATGCTAACGTCTGAAGACGTAATAAGGTCTGAACCTTTCAAGAAGTTGTTAAAAGAAAAAGCGCCAGCAGTGATCGCAGAAGCCCATAAATCCAACAGCGTATTTGCAACTTTATTTGAGATCAATGATTCAGGATGCTATATAGAACTCCATAGAAATGACTGGCCTAATGCTCTAGAGGCATGCGTTTCTATGTACGTAGAAGAAGAAGACTATGATACTTGTGGAAAGATAACAGCTCTAATGCATGAGATAAAGGATAAGCACAAGAGATTAGCAAAAAAATAGGTCGTATGGAAGAGTATAAGAACATACAAGGGGCAGTTAATACAATACTGAATGTACAGTCCTTTGTAAAAAGGAAGTCTCAGAGAGGAGGAGTAGAGAAGAAGCGAGAATCTTTCGTCAAGATAATAAACATGATAGAAGAGTCCATAGTTCGCTCTAATATAATGTACAATGAGTTAGAGATGGACATGGCAAAGTATGAAGAGAAGTTCTATGCAGTCATAGACTACCTTCTGCTAACCACATATGGCCCAGAATGTTATGACCTCGTAAGCTTTTATCTTTGGGAAAGAATGGACGAATCAGGACAGTCTTTGTCGCTGATAGACACCCAAGGAAATGAGATAAACATGACCAGCCCGTACGACTTATGGGATCTCATGGTCAAGATCAACCCAAAACTTAAGTAAGATGGCAGCAGGATTATTTGATGATCCCAAGAAGGGCATAAAATCTTGGGCAGCGCAATACGTAATAGCAGAATCTGAGATAAGGAAGGCAATACAATTCTCCAACCATATAGACAAAGCTGCAAAGCACATACATGTAAGCCCATATAGGTTCAAGATTTGGGCAGACAGATACCTAGACTCTGAGACAGGTCTTACTCTGTTAGAACTCCAGAGAAAGAACTTGCTGATAGAAAAATCCAAGAAGGTAGGATCAAAGCCAAAGAAGCGTGGAGTTAAAGGAAAGGGGCAGTATTCAAAGCTTGATATCACTGAAGAGCAGATACGCAAAGCGATGGAGATCACAAACTCCAATAAAGAGGCTTCTGAAGTCTTAGAAGTATCTTATCCGAGTTATAAAAAATACGCTAAAGCTATCACAGATGAAGAGACTGGGATGACTTTGTACGAGCTTCAGCATGAGAAGTGGAGAAAGGTCAACTATGAAAGGTTTATGGCTAGAAAGGAATCTGGTTGGTTCGAGCGGTTGGCAGAAAGAAAACGCAAGTGGGAAGAGAATAAGTTTAAGAAAGGAGAATGCCCATACAGCGAAAGACCTGAGGAGTGGAAATGGAAAGGTCTTCAGCTGTCAGAAGAAGTCATCCGCAATGCGATGAAGAACACCAGAAGCAACAGAGAAGCAGCAGAGTGGATAAGAGTGTCATATAAAACCTGGAAGAAATACGCAAAATCCTATGTTGATCAACAAACTGGAAGAACTCTATTCGATCTTCACGTAGCAAAAGGAGGCAAAGGAGTTCCTAAGGTCAGAAATATACGTAATCAAGCAAACCCAAGAGCATTGATCTTAGGATACCAGCTTATAAAAGGACAGCATTGTACACCAAAGAGGATAGATGAACTTGCAGCGCGTTTGATGAAAGATGGGAGGCTCGGATTTTGTTGCAAAGAATGTGGGTTCTCACAAAAGAGACCGATAGATATGAAGATCCCATTGATGCTTAACTTCATAAATGGAGATAGAACAGATTGGACGGAAGAGAACTTGAGGTGGCTGTGTTATAACTGCTCTTTTCTACTGTCGCTTGACAGCTTCACTAAGTCTAAAAGACAGATTCTCCAAGCCATACCACCAGAATCACCAGATGCAACAGAAGAACTTGAGTCTTTTTATAAGATAGATGAATTCTACTTGGAACATCTTAAACACCTTGGAGTTAAAGATATGGCTGAGAATGTCAAAGCGCAGGAGGATAGATTAAAAGATCACCCCAAGCCGACATCAAAAGACATGACGCATCCAGATTTAGAAGATCTAATAGACTACAGATGAAAAAGATCCATTTTACAAATAAACTCATGCTATTGATCTGGACACCTATGGTCAACATGGTAGATGTCAATTTTAAGGTCAGATCTCTAACACGAAGTCATCTTGAAAGATCACTGCACGATAAGTTAGAAGATAGGATAAAGTTTAAAGTGATGATACCTATAGAATGGAGAATGAATACTCCACTCTAAAGATAAATTTTATAGAGATCATAAATAAGCTTACATTTGTATTATATATTATTAACCAATAAAAGTTTCAAAAGTATGAAAATGACAAATCTGGCAAACCGCCCAGCAAACTACACACTCCGTACCTACATTCAGAAGGCAGTGATCGCAAACCGTCGTATCCGCAAAGGAGATGTTACTAAGATATCCGAATTAACCGGATATTCTATTGGTCATGTAAGCGATGTGATCGCCGGAAGAGAGATAAATTCTGTAGTAATGAACCGAGTGTTCAACATGACTCGGGGCAGAAAATCGAATGCTGAAATGATCTAAATCTCTTCAGTGATTTACCAAGACCCACTGGGCCTAAAAATCTAGTGGGTCTTTTATTTTAGATGATAATATATTTATAACTTAGAAGATAAATTACGGAGAAGCAAAACTTTTAGCTAATTTTACACTACAATAAAATAAAAAAATAACATGAACAAGCTAATTAAAGGTCATCAGGGTGACGTACAGTTTCGCCAGCTATCAGAGCTTCCAAAGAATCTGAAGAAAGTAAAGAATCAGCCGCTCGCTTATGGTGAGCATTCTGGACACCAACATTGTTTGACAGGGGATGTTGAATTGTTTATGGCAGAAGACGGAACATTCTTCACAGCTGTTGGTGGCGATGGTGCAACTTTGCAACATATCCACGAGTCAAGCATGTTTAACAATGAATCTGCATGGACTTCAACAAAGGAGTTACCTATGGCAGATCATAAACCACTTCAATTCTCTGAAGGCATATATGAAGTTTGGATACAAGGAACGTATAATCCTTATACTCGACTTATGGAAAAAGTGATAGATTAATAAAAGTCAGATATTTATTATAGATAGAAAATTACTAGGAATAATTATCTATAATAGACTCATTGGCTCATAGAGTGTTGGATGTTCCTAGCTCCTTCACTTGACTGAGCCACTTTTATTTTATGGCATATGTCTATAGACACAGAAGATTAGATAAGAATGAAATCTTTTATATAGGAATAGGGTCAGATAACAAAGGAAAATACAGCAGGGCTTATTCTAAAGACAACAGAAATAAGCATTGGGATAATCTAATTAAACTTACAGAATACCAAGTAGAAATAATCTCAGAAGATTGGTTGACTTGGGAAGAAGCTTGTGAAAAAGAGAAATTTTGGATTAGATTCTATGGAAGAGTTGACTTAAAGACCGGATCTCTTGTTAATATGACGGATGGTGGCGATGGAAACCTTAATCCATCTTATGAAACAAGAGAAAAAATATCCAGTAGATACTATCCAGTTGGAAAAGAAAACCCAAAATATAGAATTCCATTATCTGAAGATCATAAGAAAAAAGTGAGTCAAAATCATCATGATGTATCAGGAAAAAATAATCCTATGTATGGATCTATTGGTGGATTTTTTGGTAAAAAGCATAAAGATAGCTCTAAAATTAAGTGTAGTTTAGCAAAAATAAAAAAAATTCAGCACTTGGAAACAGGATTAATATTTAATTCTCAAAATGAAGCTGCATTATATTTTAAAATATCACCATCTCTTATAACTCTATACAAAAAACAAGGAAAATTTATCTTACTTAAAACTTAAATTACAAGATCTCAAAGGTTTTTATTACTTTTATAACACACCAAACAAAAGTTAAGGTTTTATGATTAGCTTAGACCAATTCACGGCCGAAATCAAAGCAAAGATCCCCGATTACATCGACCACGCTCTTGAAGGAGTATTCGACGGTAAGAACTACAAGAACTTCGACAAGGAAGCAGCACTTGGTATTGTCAATAAGCTGTATGACACGGCAGAAAAGCCTCGTCCAAAGCATCTGATCGTGGTAGAGAATCCTCTCGAAGCGAAGATCATGTACCACTACCTCGTAGAGAATGAGAACATGATAGAGTGGGCAGCACAGGGCGTCGAAAACATCCCGGAAAAAGACCTGGCCAAGTTCATCAAGGACAACAAAGGCAAGATGAAGTTCGTAGAGTCTTCTCTGTTCAGCATCGGCATCTACGCCCGTTACTACTACACGTGGTACAAATTCATACAGGACGAGTTCAAGATCGAGACCACAGGAGCTGCCAAAGAACTGAACGAGCTCGAGGCTCTCAACTGGAAGGCCAACATATACTCGGCCATATTCTGCGAGGAAGTCTGCATCGTCAGCAAGCATCCTACCAAGATCGTACGCAACTCGGCCAATCTTCTCCACAACCCAGCTTACCAGGCAGTGACTTGGAACAGCACCTATCCTTGCACAGCTTGGGACGACTGCTACTACATCAACGGTCGACACATTCCCACAGAGATATTCAACAAGGCAAAATCCCTTACTCGTGAAGAGTTCGTCAAAGAACGCAACTCAGACTACAAGGGTGCATGGTACGAGATCCTTGGTCAGAAAGGAGTCATGGACTTGTTGGGCGCCAAGGAGTTTGATAAGCAGACCATAATGCACGCCAACGGAGATCTCGAAGAGGTGACGTTGCTCAAGACAGAAGAGAAGTTCGAAGAGATAGACAACCAACCATTTGCGTGGGTCAAGATGGTATGTCCTTCCACAGGCACACAGTACCTTCAGGGAGTAGAGCCACACCACACAGATGCCATAGCTGCGATAGCTTCGCTTAGCAGGTTGTCAGCTGATGAGTATAGGTTTGACATGAGATCTTAAGAAACCACAACAATACTAAACCAGCTTCCGTACTCGCCCGTCTCACGGAATAATTAAGGCAATGTAGACATTTGCGTATCATTGATCTAACTGGAAGTGTTGTTTAAATTAAAGTTATGAAGCAGATAAATTCACAGCTCAGGTTACAGCTCAGGTTACGGCTCTATTCACAGCTCTGGTCACAGCTCAATTCACAGCTCTGGTCACAGCTCGGTTCACAGCTCGGTTCACAGCTCTGGTCACAGCTCGGTTCACAGCTCGGTTCACAGCTCTGGTCACAGCTCGATTCACAGCTCGATTCACAGCTCCAAAATACATAAATGAAAGTTATGAAGCAGATAAACTCACAGCTCAGGTTACAGCTCAGGTTACGGCTCTATTCACAGCTCTATTCACAGCTCGGTTCACAGCTCGATTCACAGCTCGATTCACAGCTCGGTTCACAGCTCGATTCACAGCTCGGTTCACAGCTCGGTTCACAGCTCGGTTCACAGCTCGGTTCACAGCTCTGGTCACAGCTCGATTCACAGCTCGATTCACAGCTCCAAAATACATAAATGAAAGTTATGGACACAATAAAACACATCATTTTCGGAACTCCAGCAACTGGAGAAAACATCATCGATAGACAACCTGGATTCAGAACGTACTATCCAGATTCTCAAGTCGAATTCAATACCTGGTCGTATCTCTTGAAAGTGGGATCCAGGGTCAAGAAGAATGATCAAGTGAATCCATGGTATAAAAACCGTAAGTAATATGAATGAGATAAATTCACAGCTCGATTCACAGCTCAATTCACAGCTCTATTCACAGCTCTATTCACAGCTCGGTTCACAGCTCAGGTCACAGCTCAGGTCACAGCTCAATTCACAGCTCTGGTCACAGCTCGGTTCACAGCTCGGTTCACAGCTCAATTTACAGCTCTGGTCACAGCTCGATTCACAGCTCCAAAACATAAAAGCATGAAGAAGATCAATAAGTTAAACGTCATCAGGATAATATCATTCGTCCTATTTACTTTCTAT